CTGAGCTCGAAAGTAAAACATTACGACTAATAAGATAAATTCCGCGACCGAAGGTCGCATGTAACTCTCACTCGTGTGAAAAATGTAACTTTCGGGCTGTCCTGCAATAAATGCAATCCAGGGCCGTATCCTGGAACGCCTCGACAGACTAAGTCTGACGGGCGGGTGGGGGTGGTAATCGGTATAAAACTGGGCAATTCATGAAATAAACGAGATCGAAATCAGGTCCAGTTCCACAAAAAACATCAATCGTAGAGTCCATGTCGGAGTTTGCTCCGGAGACGCCACGCTTGATATATAGCTTGTACCAATCTAATGCAGACTCATCAGAAACAGGTGTTCCTAATGATGTCGAATATGCATACAAATAGTTGTTCACGAAAAACTTAAATCGTGAATAATAGGGCAGATTAACTGCTATGCCGGATTGTGTGACTTGATTTGTCAATGCGGTTCCGGCACCGCCTTGGGGGTCTGCGTTAACTCCCGTAAAATCTTTGGCAGCTTGTGAGTCTGAGACTTGTGATGGTACAAAAACCTGCACTTTTGATGTCCCTAGAACGCCGTCTAATCGTGTAACACCCACAGACGGGCACGACACGTTGCTCTTTGCGTCAAACTGGATGGAGTTGAAATTATAATTGACACTCCCTTTGTATCCAACAAAACATTGTGACAAGTAAACCAAAGGATGATTCTGCACATAATTGAAATTAAACGTTGTAGCGGGAGAAGTGATCCCAAACGCCGAATGCATTCCATTGACCTGATAACCATAGATCTGAGGCATGCGCTGAAATGGAAAATTCACCACTTCTTGCGTACTTGACCCTATAGAAACAATTGGTATGGTCCAGGTTGCAATTTTGCTTTGTCTGTGAAGCAATTCTCGTGCTGAAACAATCTTCTCACCAAAGTGCGAGTCGTAGGTTCTGACATCAGAAATTGAATCTTTACCAAAAGTGACTTCATCATAAATCTTCTTCGACTGAAGAGCAATGTGAGAATAATCCTGTCGTAAATTAACAGGACCCGCAAATTCAATATTCTCCGCAGCTCGCACAAAAACAAGCAAGTCCACATCCGAAGATGCTTCGGGTGCAGTCAAACGATTGACAACACGGGTTTGAATTGTTCCATTACCAACCCCAGTAAAAGTTGGGGTTGGACCATTCGACCACACTGTGTTGTTGTTTCCCATGCCGCTTTGGTTGAGCTTTTTCAAGAATGGGAGTGCTTGCATGTAAGGGACTCGCACTTCGATCTCATCAGTCTCTTCAATATCAAAAACAATGTTCAACACTGAAGGGTTTCCATAGCCTGGCATCAAGGCAGAATTCAAAACTCCAACGTCCCAACAGATATTAAGACGTCCTCGATGATATTGTGACTTGATCACTTTGAACCGAAAAATAATGTCACCTCTCCAATAGTTGAAGAGATTAAACATGTAGCACATAGGTGTCATGTACACATTGTAATAGGTAATAGGATTCCTCTCATATAATTCTGGAGTGACACTTGAAGTGAAGATGATTTTATCCTCAGCATCAGTCGTCGTCCACAACGCACCACACAAGAATGACTCTCTTTGACAAAAATTCGCAATATGTAGCGGATCAGAAAATGGGTCACCAGCTGCATACCCACCAACAGCAATTTCTTGCTTAGGTTGGAGACTCAACTTGTTAATCGGTTCAGATATTGAAGAAGAGGCAAGTGTGTGAAAAGGCACGCTCTTAAAAGGTTCCACATCGCGAACATTCGGGACATTAGTGTAACCGAAATAACTTGCGACATCACCAAGTGCTGACGCAACTACATCCGTTGCTTTAGCAAAAGGGGCGATGACAGGGATTGAGGACAGTTTTTTAGCTACTCCTGCAACAGTGGAAGCAGGACCAGAAATTTGACCGTCCCTCATATACTCCTTCTTCGACTGAAGGACTGGTCTACTCGTCAACCCAGTCAATTCAACATTCTCAGCCCACGCATAGACGACAACATTGATGCCAGCAGTGGTAACGCCATTGGCAGAACGAAGGGCTGCAAACTGCACTAAATCAATCTTGGCTAAATTCGTCAAATTGTTGAGTAACAACATATCGACCCAATTCTGGTTATACAAAAAAGGCAAATGCATTTCAGCGGCTGATGTGGTTTGTGGGTCTAGCCACACGTGTTGTTTTTGAGATGTTAACACTTGTGTTCCAGGTGCATACCCAATTGTGGCACCTGTTGTATCAGCAATGTACCCATTCATCATTGTCAGGAAAGCTCCTAGACTGCCATAATAAAACGGACTGCCATTCACAGTAAATTTGACATAAAGATCGAACTTGGCATAACGATATCCTTCTAACTTGTTCTTTATCTGAGGAAGATTGAAAAACAGGTTTATAGGATTAAAGGACGCCAAAGTTCCTGGTGCATTGTTCTCTGGCCATGTAAACGTGAAAATCTTTGATGCTCGACCCATATACTGGTTGAGCTGATAGTCCGTCAATTGGCTTATAGTTGTAGGATCATGAGGTACACTCAGATCCATCATTTCAGGGACTGTTTCGCCGAAGAAAGTGGTTTGTTGCACTTCCGTCGTCACGGAGCCCTCAGTTTCAGGGACATCCGATTGAATGTTGTTGGTTTGTTCTGTTGTTTTGCTAAGTCGGTACTTGTCGAGAAAGTTGGAAGACTCATTCCAACTATCCTTAGTGTTCTTTTTGGTGTCTTGCCTAGCACCCTGGTAAATACCAGCTTCGGGGAACGCCCCGGCGAGATCCATCCGATAATCCACGCTTCTGCGACTTTGTAGAACACCTTGTAAGTCGAGACAGTCACTATCATCGGTAGGGAGATTTTGGTTACGACCTCCTCCAAAGACCGTCGCACGCGTATCTGTTTTCCAGAACCGTGCTAAATTTTCTTCCCAGGTGAAACACCTAAACTCTTTCATGTGAACGAGTAGTGATTCAGATTTCTCGAGGGAGTTCAACAACACATGAAATGCGTCGAAGAATTCTCTGCCATGCAGAAAAGCCTCCATCGAAGCAGAAGTGATTGCCTGGGCCAATTGTTCACTCTTGCTACATGATTTTGATGCCACTTGTATCGTGAGCATCTTGCCAATAGTTTCTTTGTCGATCGGACCAACATGCACTCCTAAACCCACATCATAACGAAAGGTTCTCTTCAAAAAAGAGGCTTCGTACAAATTGATGTAAGGACGAGACACGCTCTCCTTGTCAGCCATTGTGTAATCAACACCCAATTCTAACATCTTTTCTTTAATGAACGTGTGAGTGAACAGTGGTCGTTCTGAAGACACACAAATGACATGATCATCTCCAAGACAAATAGAAACGATGTAATCAAAGAAATCACTCACATCGTATCCTGCTTCACCATACATATACATCTGATAAAGGATATTCATAAAACAGTTAAAAATGGTTGTCAACTGATGACCAGAAACTTCACCACCCAAAAGGGTCATGAGCATCCCAAAATAATCGACAGTAGGGTTCATGAGGTCAAACATAATGCACTTCATGACCATGACCTGTGCTTCAGTGAAATTTCCACTTTCTTCGCAGATTTCAATGATGAATTCCATTGCGTAACGGACCAACATCATCTTAATCTTCTTATCGAAAAAAGCGTAATCTCCAGCAATTGCCGTATTCACACCGAAGCGAGAAAGGAACTTAAAAAGCTCGTCCCACTCCATTGAGTGACAGTTCATACCAACAGCGCACATGAAAATGTAATTGTTGCGTTGTACAACACGACAGAAACCCATGAACATCATCCTCACAATGACAAGGAGCACAACGGGACCACTAAAGAAAACTCTAGTTTTTCCCATTTCGTACTTCTTCCATGAGACAGGTTCATCCTTCAAATTGGCGGAAAAAATGCCATGACATCGCTCACCACCTTCCATGCGGTTGTACCACATAAGAATTTCTTGTTCTATCTCATCCGTGAACCTGACTCCTTCAGGCCACCTAGGGTCATCAAGTGGGATCACATACTTACGTTTAGTCGTCTTGTACGGATAACCCATACTGGTTGACAACTTAATAGCGTCCATATAATCAACACCCGGTTTACCGTTAACGGCAACGTCTATTGGGACAGGATGAATCTTTTCGAGTTCTGATTTTGAAAGCTCAGCAAGAACTTTCCGTTTAAAAACTCGTTTACACTCGTCGAGTCGAGGTTCCTTCATATATGCAACTGGCTTAATAAATTGAGCTAGCGCAACTTGTTGAGGACGCCAAGAGTCCATAACTGGACCTGTGAGCCGATCTTTAATTGTATAATCCAAAATCGAAGCTTCAAACAATTGTGAAGAGAGTTCAGTTTTAAAAACATGGTGCTTAGGACGAGAACGAAAACCACGGAGTTCACCATGGTAAATCAACTCACCTTCAGGATGAAAATCGACGTAGGATTTTGGAGCTTGGTAGAGTAGCTCAGTTTCTACAGGGATAACACCACATTGAACTTTCATCTCTGTTGAAAACTCCTTCAAGTCTTCAAAAGAGAACTTCGAGGCCATAACAACGTTGCCAGCGGTTAACATAGCATGAAAACCGACAATGACAGGTCCATAGCCTGTCAACATGATAAGGGGGGCACCGCAATGACCATAATCGGTCTCTCTTTCTGCAACTCCAGCATAGATTTCCAAATCGAAAGAAGTGCCGTTAATCAAACGACGATAGTGCTTCCTTTCGATTCGATTGACTTTAAGTTTCTCAAACGAACCATCTTCATTCTTGATCAGGTAGAACCCATCATAAATTCCATTGAAACTTTCTTTCACAAAATTCGGAGAGAGATCTTTGAAGAGAGCTGGTAATGATTTCGTTGTAACAACAGCGATATCACGACTAGGAATTCTCATGATTTGTGACTGAGCTATCAAACTCTGAACCGAAGGTCTAACACCGAAGTTCTTGTCAAAATGAAAAGAAAACTGTAAATCATGCTCTAAGGGAAGAGAATGATTGTTAGTCAAAAAACATTCATTAGACAACACAATAAGATGTCCTTGATTGGTGTAGTTCCCTTTCTCATCACATCCCTTCGTCTCAAAACGTAAAACATTCCTCAACAATTTCTTGTTAAATGCCTCTTCGTTCATCGCACGACCCGGAAGAAAATCAATGGAAGTAACTGTTCTCTCAGATTGTGACCAATAATTGGTCTTCACAGAGACAACATCCTTTTCTGGATGTTTACCAACTTCACGGAGTTTATCAGTCTGCAAGACTGCTTCCGTAGTAGGTGGCTCTGTTGGTGTCAGAGAAGAGTCAACCAAAAATTCCTCTTCCGGTGGAGAATTAGGAGAGAAAGGCAATTCATATGATGTTAAACGAACTTTGTCCAATGGACTATTTTCGTCAGCACCAACTGATGGAACCACCTTCCCTAAACTACGAACATGGTTGCCTCTCACTATGTAAGGTCCTACAATCTTGTCATCGATATAAATATACCAATAACCAGATGAGTGAACCTTCATCTCAGATTTGGGCTCTTTCTTTTGATTCCCGTTGCCAAGAGAAAACTGACTCCAGATTTTAACAACGAGACCAATACTAACAGCAGCAACAACAGCGGACAAGCCTAACTTGACCCACTTATTGGTACCCTGTAATGCCTCATCAATCTTGCCACCAACCTTAGTCATAAAATACTTCTGGTTTTTAGTTTTGACAAGACTAGGTCTCATCAAGGTGACAAAAGATCGTCGAACGAGTTCATATTTTCCGAAATACTTCGCGGTACTACGGACAATAGACCATGAGAAATAAAAGTCAATTAAATACGTGAGGAAAACATCTCCCCACGACACAACTTCTTCTTTCCCAGTAATCTCTTGGAACAAAATCCCTGACATAATTCCCATTTCTGAGATTTCTGCATCTTCAATTCTGTACTTCATAAACTCGACATAGTCGTCATAAATCTGTGTATTAGTCCATCCAAGTCTCATCAGTGTAGGTAATTCGCCTTGAGCAAATTCTTGAAGAAAAGAAGCATACTTCTTCTCTCCACCATACCTCTTCTGAAACTTATATGACAAAATGAAATGGTATTCACGAGGTGGACCACTATGCATCTTCGGACGCCAGGGTTTCGCTGCTTCATCAGGTTCTCTAAAAATGTCCATGTCATCGGATGAATCATAGGACGAAGAGCTCACTTCAGAGCTCACTTCACTGAAAACTTCAGGTGGAACGTCCGGACAGTAATATCTAGAACCATCCACACGAGTCTTCATTCCTTGAACAATCACATCCGAAACAGTTTCGTCAGTAATAATTTTGGGAACACGATGCAAATCGAAATCAATAACATCGCCAACATAGTTCTCTGAGAGAATTTCAAGTTGTTCCATGTCAGTATCCGGCTTACGCAAACAACAACATAACGTTGTTGGCATAAAACAAACACACAACTTCTCAAGCTTATAACGATTGGCATTTTCTAACCAATCTGTTTGATTCTTGTGATGAATATCACTCTGAATACCAAACCATTGTAGGAATTCAGAAACATCTTCAAACATAAATTTTTCCTCGTAACGGCCTTGTTGTGAACCAACCGAAACTGGAACAGCTTCAGCAATCACAAAACGCCAATAATCAGGATATGTGGTATGGGAATTTGCTTTCACGGGATCGATGTCACTTCCTCCTTCCTTACGGTAAGCTTCTTTGACAATGATTTCGATTCTCCACCTCAAACGTCTCATTGGGGCATAAGACGCTGGATAATAGATTGGCAAATTCATGTCGTGACAATTTGTCGTGGCAATCACGAAATCAGCAAGAATGGGTGTTTTCCCTTTATCATCAAGACTAGCTTGTGTTGGGGTCATCGGCTGATTGTTAATAAACTTCAGCATTAGACTGATTCCGGGATCAACTCCTTGTACTTTGTTAGGAGCATGCTGTGCAACATCATCCATGATAATAGTATGCATGTATGATTTGAAATTCGTCATATACTCATCACTCGATTCATGATGAAAAACGAAACCTGCAGAAGGGTCTCTGCCACGACGCAATGCATCGAAATTGGTTAACATTTCTTGGACGGATGTCTTGCCAACACCAGGTGTCCCAAACAGGGCAACGGCAAAAGGTTGTTTACGCACAGATTGTGCAGCAGTGATACTCAGATATCTCTTCTGAATAGCATCCATTTCCATGGCACTGCCTTGCACCAGTCTATACTCAACGCTTCCCATTGCTAGGAACTTCATAACTGATTTTGAATCAACAATGACTTTTTCAAGTCTCTCAAGGAAGGAATGAATAGACATTCCGATTGCTGCTGGATTTCCTAAGAATTCCGAATCAACTTTGATTTGTTTTGTTCGTAAGAGCCATTCTCCGACTGAACTTTCGTCCAGAAAGAGAGGCTCAATGCTGCCAGCAATCAAACATTGACGACCGGCTTTGAGAAGATATGTGATGAGACCTGCAACAGCATCAATAAACGTTATGTAATTGAGCATGTTTGGTCGGATCTGTGTTTTCTCCATTAAGGCAAATTGAACGGGGTCAACTTCAATTCCTAACTTGTGATACACACAATGTGCAATCAAGTGGTTGAAGACTTTCTTTAATCTTTTTGCCAATTTCGTGTCTTTGCACTTTGAGTAGTTATCATAAAGATCACTCAAAGTATCAGTCCAATGGCCTTTTGACTGCAACAATAAAAATTCTTGCAATTCGTGTTTGATCATGGTTACTAGATCCTTCATAAAATAAAGGTTACTCCGTCCTGTCATTGACCGAACGAAATTTCCAACAACAATAATCACATCAGTAATACTCCTGCTTCTTTTGAACCCATAAATAAGGGCTCCTGCATCTTCCAGAACCTTAACAATAGGTTCCAGCATCTCAGGTTCTGTCAAAATGTCTGTATAGGACTTCTTGACTTGAAGTACAACTTCATCTTCAAATTCTAGTACCAGATGTAACTGGCACTTCTTCCGACTCATGATTTGATTCAATTGTCTCGTTGTAATAACATTGTTGTCATCATTATCTACAAACCTCCAAAGTTTATTCGAAGGATTGTGATTCAGACCACAGACGCAACTTCCGCGAGGAAAGCTGCAAACTGTGCACAAGCTATCAGCAAATTTTAGTATTTGCGAAACCTCATCTATAAAGATGGTAACGATAAGTTCGCCTTCAATAAGAAGGTTAACCCACCGTCCTGAGTTAGATTCATCTTCATTGCGAACAATGAAGCGAGGGAATTCACTCCAAGAGTGATGAGGGTTTGTGATGTTTAAATCACGAGAACATTCTCCCAAAATGGGATGGATGAAACCGGCTTTCGCATTTCTATCCACATCACTACACATCACTGTGTAGTGGTAAGCAGGGGGATTAACGATGAAATATGAGGTTGTGGTCATGGCTGGTTCGTTAATGGCACTACCCAGACCCCGGGACACGGGATCGTCTCCCTAAAGACCTATGCAAAGCCTCGTCATGTTTTGGGCTTTCACCTGTTTAGACAGAAAAAACGCAAGCAGGCCTAGCCCTGGGCCAAAAATTGCTCAACACTCCTATACGTGTGCTAAAAGTAGGGGATTCACTCCAGATTCGTCAACCATGCCTCCGCAGAGAACAAGTCCGTTGTTTAATGACTGTTATGAAGATCCGACCCTATACCATATAGGTTGGAGCAAAGTTTGAACCACTGAAAAGTATTCCAGGGATCCGCACTGCAAGGTGCTATTAGCGCTATGAAAAGTGCTGAAATATGTATTTTTATTTTGTTTATGGCGCTTTTACTATTTTTAAATTTTCTAAATGTAATATTCTTTAAAGATCATTCTTAATCTGAACAAGAGCTTGACTTAAATCCATCAGCAATGGAATGCAAGATTGAGACAGAGAATGCTTCATTGAATTCTAAAGTACTCGTTAAGAGTATGAGCAACCCGTCTAAGACGGACTCAAAAATGGAATTTGGGTTTGTTTGGGTTTGGGTTTGGGTTAGTCAAATTTTTATTGTATTGTTCTATTCGAACGCGTGGCCTCTAGCTCTTTACCACGTTAAAATGAAACAAAATGTTTCTACACAATGTGGTCGCTCAAGGCATATAATCTCACAAATGTGAGAAACCAATTCGAGAATGACTAGTACTCTATTATTTCGGATTAACCGGGATCTTACTCCCTTCCATAAAACACGATGCGCAAAAG